AGAAACCATCTTATGAAGATGAACGCATCTGGAAGTGTGAACGTGATAAAACAGGTAATGGTTATGCTGTTATCCGTTTTCTCCCTGCACCTACCAATGAAGATGTGCCATGGGTACGAATGTGGTCACATGGTTTCAAAGGGCCAGGCGGATGGTACATTGAGAACTCTTTGACCACACCACGTTCTGATGCTCCAAGTGGTAGTGATGACCCTGTATCAAAAGCAAATACTATTTTATGGAATTCTGGTATTGAGTCTGATAAGAATATTGCTCGTGACCGAAAGCGTAAGCTAAGTTACTACTCAAATATTCTTGTACTTGAAGATTCAACAAATGCACAGAATGAAGGTAAAGTGTTTTTGTTTCGATATGGTAAGAAGATTTTTGAGAAAATCGAAAGTGTTATGAACCCTGAGTTTAAAGATGAAGAACCATTGAACCCATTTGATTTCTGGGCTGGTGCTAACTTCAAACTCAAAATCCGTCAAGTAGAAGGTTATGCAAATTATGATAAGTCAGAGTTTGCTTCTCCGTCTGCATTGTATGATGGTGATGATGCTAAGTGTGAGGATGTTTGGAAACAACAGCATTCACTCCAAGGTATTCTAGCTCCGGAGAACTTCAAGAGTTATCAAGAGTTGGAAGCACGTTTCAATACGGTTACTGCATCTAGTACAAGTAGTGATTACAATGAAACTATTGAGGAGAGTTCAGCTGATCCAGTTGCATCACCTGCAACCGAGTCAACTTCTGAGGATACTTTAGAGTATTTTAAGAAACTAGCTGAGCAGTAATTGATAGAGGGGGAGTATCTTTTGTTATATTGGTGATTCGCCAGTATTATGCTGGTATCAAAGACTCGCGACTAGATACCTTGTGAAAACCGTTTCGGTGATACTCCCCCTTTATTTTATTCCTAGTTCTTTTTCTGTTAAAACTATAAATTCCCAATCCCTCTTTTCTGCATACTTCTTAGCAGCTTTCCACTTACATTGATTTCTTACATAGGCTTTCAATGCATTTCTATACTTATTGGTGATTCTCTTAGGCTTCTTTGGGGGTAGACATTGATTATGGGGTTTAATCTCAATAATGTACTTCTTTATCTGTCCTGATTTGGATACCACTTTCACATAGAAATCCACAAAATATCGCCTAGTTTTCTTCTCAACTGGATTATAGTAGGGAATGACTATATTCTCTGAGCCCCACTCCAATACATTTGGTCGGGCATCTAAATACTTCATGTATCTCAACTCCCAGCTAGAGCGATAGTGACACTCATGGAGATTACCTACATATTTCTCCTTGTTTTTAACCTTATATTTTCCAACTCTAGGGTAATTTCTCATATATATCTTATAAATACAGGATAGACAAGTATTTATAATAGGAGTAAGAAATGTCAATCAGCACCTTTCAATCCACTATGGGCAATCTAGCTAGGCCTAATCTTTTTAAAGTACATATATATACAAATGGGATTAAAACGCCTTCTGTAGATTTCAAACAAGGACTAGCAATCAAATGTCATACTGCATCAATTCCTGGCTTAGATATAGCTTCAACTGATAAAGATTTTTCATACAGGTCTTATGGATATCAAAAAATGTATCCTGATGTTTCATTATCATTTTATTGTAGTGAAGAGATGAAAGAACTTCAGTTTTTACAAGATTGGATGAAAAAGATTATTCAGCCAGCAGATAATCGTGTTGGATATTATAGTGATTATATTGGAAACATAGATATCATAAAACTTGATAGACAACAAAAAAAATCAATGACTACTCACCTTTATGAAGCTTATCCAAAAAGTGTTTCTCCTCTGGAATTAGGATACGGTAGTAATGATGAAGTTATGTCTGTTACTGCAAATTTTACTTATAGATATTATACACAAGAATTTGGAGGAAAACAAGAACCCGTTGGTGTTAGTTCGGTAGATCATTATGATAATAATCAAGAGGAGGTTGATGTTGATAATATAACTGCTGAAATCAATCCTTCAAATAGTTTACTAAAAAAAGGTCAAGCAGTAAGATCGGGTGGAAGTAGTTTATTAGATTTTAGAGGAGCACGATAAATAATAACAATATCATTTTATATTAAGGAGTCAATGAAATGGGATTACCAAAAATTGCAGTACCAGAGTATAGTTTAACAATACCCTCTAGTGGTAAAGAAGTAAAGTATAGACCCTTTCTAGTTAAAGAAGAAAAGATTCTTCTTATAGCTATGGAGAGTGAAGATGAAAAACAAGTTGTAGATGCTACTAGAAATGTAATTAAGAATTGTGTATATGGTGATATTAATGTTGATGATATGCCAACATTTGATATTGAGTATATCTTTTTATGGTTACGAGCAAAATCAAAAGGCGAAGTAGTTGAGTTAAACTACAATTGTCCTGATTGTAAAAACAAAATACCTTTATCATTTAATGTTGAAGAAGTAAAAGTAATCAATGATGTAACACATTCACCTAAAATTGAGTTAACTGAAAACTTGGGTGTTGTAATGAAATATCCTAACATGAACATACAGCAAAAACTTGATTCATTAGGTGATGAGAACAATGTTGATAAAATATTTAAAACTATACTATTGTGTATTGATTATATTTACGACTCTGAGAATACATATTCCAATAAAGATCATACAGAACAAGAGATGAATGAGTTTTTGGAATCTTTAACGGATGACCAGTTTCAAAAAGTCTCATCATTTTTTGAAACTATGCCAAAACTAAAACACGAAGTTAAATTGATTTGTAAGAATAAAGTAAAGGGTGAAGGTAAGAAGAAAGATAAAGTTTGTGGATATACGGAAGATGTGGTCTTGGAGGGCCTATCATCTTTTTTCGGCTAACCCTCTGTGATGAATCACTTGGTAATATGATGAATACTAATTTTACAATGATGCAAAACTATCAGTATTCTCTATCAGACATAGAGAACTTGATTCCGTGGGAAAAAACAATTTATGTTAGTTTATTAGTCAAACATATTGCAGAGGAAAACGAGCGTATTAAACGTCAAAACCAAAGGTAGATTAAAACTATGGAAACTACAGTCACAGGTCAAGGTTCTTTATTTGGTGCTATGAAAAAAGCAATGGCACCACAAGAATCTGCACTATCAAACATTGAAAAGAATACTGCAGAAACTAGAAACACACTTGCTAAGTCAATAGTAAAAATTGAAAAAAATACTAATCCTGTTACAGCAAGTAAAGGATTAAAAGGTTTTTTCAAAAATATGTTTGGTAAGAGTGCTGAAGCCGAAATGGAAGCTAAGAAAAAGGCTAAAAAGGACGGTGAAGAGGAAAGTAAGTTTCGTAAGTTTATGAAAGAAAAATGGGGTGCTGCTGTAGAAAACAAAAGAGTAATAGCCTTTGGTGGAATGTTAAAGAAAATCTTTATGGGTTTACTTGCTGGTTTTGCAATATTTGCATTACCAAAAGATTTTTGGGTAGGGATTGGAAATTCACTTTTAAAGTTTGGTCAATGGATACTTGAAATAGATTGGAAAGGAGTATTTACAAGTATACAAGAAACTCTTATATCTATAAAAAAAGTTATAACTAAAGTAATTAATAGTATTTTCGGTACGGAAGATAAAGAAGGTAATAGACAAGGTGGACTGCTAGGAAAGGGTGGTATTGCTGCAGCAATTTTCGGTGAAGATGGAGCTGCAACCATGACAAAGTTTGTTGCTGCTATTGGGACGGTAACTGCTGGTTTAGCAATTATGTTTCCAGGCAAGGCATTTAAATTAGTAGGTAAAGCAATATGGGGTTTGACTAAACTTGGTGGTAAAGGTGTTAAATCACTAGGTGGTAAAGCTATAGATTTACTAGGTGGTGGTCGAGAAGGTATGGCTACTCGTAGTATGACTCCCGAACAACTAAAAATGTCACAAGAACGAGCAAAAGCATATGCTGACAATGCAAAAAAAGCAGGGCCTAGAGTTGGTAAAAGTTCAGGTGGTGGTTGGTTTAAAAAGTTAATGGGTAAGTTTGGTAAGGCAGGAAAGTTTTTAATGAAGATGGGGAAAAGTGTTATCAAAGGTTTAATGACTATGGGCCCTTATGGTTGGGCTATTCTTGGTGGTATTGCTCTTGGTGGATTAGTTTGGTATTTTTGGGATGACATTACAAAAGTATGGGATAGTGTATCTGCAACAATTTCTGAAGGATTTACAAAAGTTAAAACAATGGTTGTTGGTGCTTTTCAGAATATTCAAGGAATGGTTGGTGGTTGGTTAAGGGGAATCGGTGCAGGGATGATTGCAGATTGGATTGACCCTAAAGGTGCTGATCCAGAGAAAAAGAAAGAATTTACATGGGGTGGTTTTGCAGGGGAACTTTGGACAATTTATAAAGGCATATGGACAAAAATATTTTCAGCAGTTAAAAGTATGGCTAGTAAAGTAAAAGGTTGGGGAATATCAATACTTAAAGCAGTAGGAGCTCCAGGCTGGTTACTTGATATGCTAGGTGGTAATGACGCCCCAGACCAAGATGACATAACAAAAGAACGTGAAGAAGGTATGGGTAAAGAATTTGTCCAGAAGACGCAAGAA